CAAATAATATATGAAATAGGCAAACATAAAATTGATGAAATAAGATACAAAAAAGCTAATCATATAAAAAATAAGTTGATAGAGGCTGGATGCAAATTTGATGATGAGGAGTAATTATTATGGAAATTAAGATAGGTGTGGAAGAATTACAGGAAATCTTTGGAGTGCTAAGCAATGTTGTCAGGGGTAATGACGACGATGTAACAAGTATGGTTATGATGTATACTAAAAACGATAAAATTAATTTTAGAGCTTCCAATATTTCAACCACTGTTGAAATTAATGCACGTGGCGGTGAGATAATTAAACCAGGTAAAGTTCTTTTTAAATTACAAGATATAAAAGGATATATAGGAAAATTTATTCCATTAATAGAAGATTATGGTACAGAATGGTTCCATTTTGTAATTGAAGATGTATCTGGATTTTTAAAAACAAAAACATTGTTTAAAGAGAATAAACCAGCTTATCGTAAATTGAAGTTTTCAACCTATAATTATGATATGCCTTCTAATTTAAAAGAATTTCCAGAACCACAATTTATTTTGAATAGTACCATTTTGAAAATGGGGATCAATAAGGTTTTGTATTGTGTAAATCCACAAGATTTTAGAAAAGCTTTGTCTGGAGTTAAAATTACTTTGCAGCAAGATAAAATTATATTTGCTGGGACAGATGGTGTAAAATTGTCTGAATTTATTGTTGATATAAATACATCTGTGGAAGAAAAATCTTATATTTTCCGATATGATCTTGCTTATATTCTAAAGAGTATTTTACCAGACGATTCTCAAGTTTTTATAAATATAGATAGTAATCGGATGTATGTCAAATCAAATAATTTATATATTATTGGTGGTTTGATATTAGATGAAACGTATCCTGATTATCGTAGCATGTTTGATTTAGAAAACGTTATAAGAATACCGACTGAGGATTTTTATGATTCAATTCGTGTTACGACTGATGTGTTGGAAAGTGAGGATAATTTTAGGTTATCGCTTAAAATGTCAGATAACATTCTTAAAATTAGAAGTAAATGGATAGAAAGCGAAGAAGAATTTAAAGAGAATTTTGGTAGTGTTTTAGATATAGATATAAACGGCGTTTTATTAGAATCAGTGCTGAGGGGAATTAGGGGAGAAAATCTTGATATAATGTTTACTTCGGATGCTAATTATATTGTTATGCGGTCTGTTGAATATCCTAATCAAACAGCGCTCTTAACCACGTTAAAAAGGCGGTAAAAATGTCTTCGCAACAATACGATATGTTTAGTAATGAAAAAACTACGGATGAAATTCAATTAGATTTAGCGATAGCGCTTATTGAATCTTATGGATATCGTGTAGTAAAAAATAAGGAAGAAATCAGAGATTTAGCTATTGATGCTGGATATAAAGTGACTGAGCCGATTATTGTAGACGAGAAAATAATTACGCTTAAGGATTTACGTAATTATTTTTATAAGAAATTATGGGAAAAACATCCGGAATTAGCTACTACGCATGTAGAATTGCCGTGGGCTCAGCAAATGCGTGCGGTAAAGTTATTTGTTGAATCACGTCAGGAGCTCGGATTGAATAAGAAAAACGCTATTCAAGAATGTGTTTCGATAATAGATACTATTTTTGAACATGAAGAGGAATTTAATTTTAATCGTCCTATTGACATTTCTATTTTAGGTCAGAAAAAAGCATCTTGGATAACGGCGAAAGCGGTGTATATTTTAAATAATAAATTAAATAAAGTTAGAGAAAGGAAAGTAGACCAATTAATAGAAAAACTTGATGAAGACCATGAAGTAAATTTAAATAAAAAGAGCAAACAGTTAGATATATTGTTATCCAATATAGAAGGAGAAACTACTTAAATGGCAAAAGCAACAAAGAAGGGCGAAGGAAAACCCAAATCTAAAGCTAGCGCTTTAGAAATAGCTAGAAAGGCAATATTAAAGAAATATGGCGAAGGTGTAATTAGTCATCTTGGAGATCATGAAGATATGATTATTGACTCCATTTCAACAGGGTGCTTAGCGTTAGACGCTGCTTTAGGGGTGGGTGGATTTGCTAGGGGTCGATTATATGAAGTTTATGGCCCCAACAGTAGCGGTAAATCTACATTAGCACTTAGTGTTTGTATGCAGGCTCTAAAACGAAATCTTAATGTCGCATATGTAGATGCTGAGCATTCTATAGATCCAAAATTAGTTAGAAGTATGGCCAACCTTGTTGGGGTGAACGCTGATAGTATTGATTTGGTTCAGGCATATACTGGCGATGATAATTTAGAAATTGCTGAAATATTAATGAAAAGTGGTGAATTGGATGTTTTGGTGGTCGATAGTGTTTCAGCTCTTTTACCTAAAGATATGGCTGAGGGAGAAATAAGCAGTAATTATATTGGATTATTGGCTAGGTTAATGAGTAAAGCCTGTTTAAAATTAACGCCGATAGCTAATTACACCCATACTTTATTAATTTTTATTAATCAAATTCGACATAATATAGGTAAATGGGGCGATAATAGAACACCTACAGGTGGGGAAGCTCTTTCTTTTTATACCACTGGTCGAATTAAAGTGGAGGGCGGTGAGTCAAAAACTTCAAGAATTTTTGATGATACTGGTATAGTGATAGGGCATACATGTGATTTTGTTGTGGTTAAAAATAAATTATCGGCGCCATGGAGAACCGCTAAAATTAATTTGCTTTATGGTTCAGGATATGATTATATCCACGAAGCAGTAAGTCTAGGTGTTGATTTTGGTGTGATTGATCAAGCAGGGGCGTGGTTTACTTATGACTCTGAACGATATCAAGGTAAGTATAATCTAATACAATTTTTTAGAGAAAATGATGACAAATACATTGAATTGTTAAAAACAATAAAAGATAATTTGGGGCTTAAACATGAGTAAATTATCTAACAAAGTTTATAATTTATTACAAGAACTTTTTCCTCACAATTCTATACAAAAGGAATATTATGTAAAATTTAAAGGTTCAAGATTATTTTTTGATTTTTTTATAAAAGAATTGTCTGTAGTGATTGAGGTACAAGGACGCCAACATAGCGAATATATTAAGCATTTTCATGTAGATAGGGAAGGATTTTTGGCTTCAAAAAGAAGAGATAATTTAAAAAAAGAATATTGTGAGCAGCATGATTTGGTGTTAGTAGAAATAGAGGATGATATTTCAAAAGACGATATGCTTGAAAAAATATGGAGTGGTATGAATAATGATTGATATTATATTAAAACACGGTGATAAAAGATATGACGATGTTGATGCACCTAAAGATTGTAAAGATTTTATACCATTAAGAGATGGAACAATTAAAGGTGATAGTAAATACTGTGATCTTTCATTTGTTTGTAAACAAATAGGAATGTATTCAGAATTTGTAGAGATTTATGATAAAGATAATAACTTAATTGCGCGCGATTATTTATGTACTGGTAAATACCCTATTTTTGAAGAGCGCAGCCGCGATGAAAAAGCAACATAAGGAATATTAATATGCCTACTATAAATGAATATTTAAATAAAAGAGCCGAAGATTTAATGGTATATAAAATGGAACGGAATATACCATTAATGGAAGAGATTTTTAAGTTTGATCCTAGAAATTTAGAAGCAATTTCATCTAAGGATATAAGCAAGTATGCAATAGGCTTGGCGCAATTTTTAATTTATTTTGGTTCGCAGATAAATGCTACTAAAGTAAAATTGATGCAAAAACAACGTATAATAAATGAGCATGTAAATAAGTCTGATATTAAGAGTCGCACAAAGGCGGAAAAGCGGCAAAAAGTAATAGATAGTGATCCAACACTTAAACAAATAGATTTAGATATAACCGCTCTTGAATGTGAATTAAAAATGACAGATAATTTAGAAAAATATTATACAGAATTGATTAATAGTTTGAAGAGAGAATTAACACGTAGAGAATCCGAATTGAAATTTGTAAGAAATGAAAGGCGTTTATAATGAGTGAGCAAATTAAAGAATCGTTTTGCCAGCCATTTTCAGAACGTGCTCTTTTAGCTTATTGCTTTAAGGATATTAATAGTTATCATAATATTCTTTCACGTTTGTCTGATACTGATTTTCTTAGGCCAGAACATAGATTAATATGGGCTATTATGGGTACGTTAGTAAAACGTGATGTTAAATCGTTTGATATTTCAATGATTATAGATGAGGCACAGAAATCACAAGTACTTGATAAAGTGGGTGGGTATGAATATGTAACCGCATGCGCACATATGGATTTAGCTGGGTCTAATCTAGAATATTACATAGATAAAGTATTAAATGCCTCTACTAAATATCAATTATATATGAAGTTGAATTATGATTTACGTAAAATATCTAATGAGTCGTCTAATGACGATGTTCAAGCAGATGATTTACTAGGGTTGGTTACTAGTGATGTTTTAGAATTGTCATTACGTTCAAATGCTGTTAAAGAGGCTACAAATTTATCTGATGGTATTGATGAATATATTGAAGAAAGAAGATCTAATCCTGTGAATTTTTGTGGTATAAGTACTGGTTATGAGATTTTAGATAAACGAATTGATGGTTTAGTGCCGGGCACATTGACTGTTGTTTGCGCTAGGCCCAAGCACGGGAAAAGTGCGTTTCTTTCAAATGTAGGCGCTTATGTAGCCTATAATTTAAATAAACCGGTTTTGTATGTTGATACAGAGATGTCTTTTGATCAATGGCGCCCACGTATTCTTGCTATGTTGTCTGGTGTTTCAGAGAGAAAGATTAAACATGGTGGGTATAGTGATCAAGAATACTATAATTTAACTCGTGCTTCTAAAATTATAAAAAAAGGAAAATTTTTTCATGAGTATATGCCTGGTTATAGTATAGATAAATTAAATGCGATTTATAAAAAGTATAAACATGTAGAGGGATTAGAAGTAGCTATTTTTGATTATATAAAAACTCCATCAGGTGCAGATTTTAAGAATAAAAAGGAATACCAGGTGTTGGGGGATGTTACTACGGCTTTAAAAGATTTATCTGGTCAATTAGATATTCCTTTTCTATGTGCTAATCAAATTAATAGACAACAAGATATTGCTGATAGTGATAGAATTTTAAGATACGCTGATGTTTTAATGTTTCTAAAAAAGAAATCTTATGAAGAAATAGAAGAAGCTGGATTAAAAGCAGGTACTTATAAACTTGTTATAACAGATAGTCGCCGAGGTGGAACAACACCAGAAGAAGGAATAGGATTTAATTTTTTTAAAAGTGTATTACAGTTATCAGAAGCAGAAATGCAGGTAATTGATTATTCTAAATATGATGATAAGGAAACAGAAGATATAGAATATGGCATTGATGACTTCGAGTGATAAAGAACAATTTAGACATAGGATTGATCGTTTAAAAGAAGCGATTGATGCTGAGCAGCTTTTGACTACTTTAGGATTTGATATTTCTAAAAGTACACCAAAAGAAATTCGCGCAGCCTGTAAAGTGCATGGTGGCGATAATAAAACGTCTTTTCGTATGAACAAACAAACGAAAAACTGGGTTTGCTTTTCACACGCTTGTCAAGAAGACATAGGATATGATGTGATTAGTTTAGTAATGCATATGTTACAATTATCTTTTAATGATGCAATTAAATACTTAGAAAGTATTACAGGATTAACGATACATAATGACGCAGACTATGTTGAGTTTAAACGCGCCGCAGAAAGACGTAATTTTATACAACACACATTAGACAATCGTCGTGTTCCTTTAGATTTAGTTAATGAAGAGTACCTAAATAGTTTTAAAAAATTTAGATCTAAGTTTTTTGAACTACACGATAATGGTGGATTTTCTAAAGAAACATTAGATACATTTGAAATTGGTGGTGGGTATGTTGATAAATATGGATTTCAACGAGATGTTATCCCGATACGCGATATTGATGGTGTTTTAGTGGCTTATAGCTGTAGAGATATTACTGGTAAAGCAGATGAAGATTATAAATATATTTTAACGGAAGGATTTATTAAAGACAAGGTTCTATATAATTTACATCGAGCTAAAAATTTTTTAGCTCTTCATCGCACACTAATCATTGTAGAAGGATTTAAGGCGGTTTGGCGTTTGTATGAAGCTGGTTACAAAAATGTTGTTGCATGTATGGGAAGCCGTATAACTTCAGGTCAACAAAATTTACTTTATGCTAACGCATCATCTATACTTATTTTGTTGGATCCTGATAAAGCTGGATTAATAGGTTTGAATAAAGCAATTGAGGAAATGCATGGTAAAATTAGGATTTTACCTAGAGTTATTCCGTATAATAAAGATCCTGCTGATTTAACTAATGAGCAACTATATAAAATTATAGGGAGGATATAAATGACTGATAAGAGTAAGACGGATAAAAAGAAATATGATTTTATTAAAGTAATAGGTACACCAACTATGATGTTACTGCCGGCTAGAAATTATAAATTCAAAGTTTATGAAGAGGATTATCGTATAGAATTACCTAGAAAAGGTGCATATGAAGAATTAGACCCAGATCATTTTAGTAAAGAAGATGGAAGTTTTAATTTTTTACAATACGATAAATCAAAAAAATATCATACATTTTATTTACCTTCAATATCTAAAGCTCTGTTCGCCGCTGGAAAATATCCAGATTTGAAAGACGGTCAAGCGTTTACACCAATAGGTATTGTAATACGTAAAGATAAGATAGAAATTATAGGTAGTATTATTGAAATGATAGAGGAGAATTAATATGAAATGTAATAATTGTGGAAGCGAAAATACTAAAATGTTAGCAGAGGATCTTGTGGTTTGTAATCATTGTGGTGAAAAATTATATATTTCTTTTTGGTCCTGTGTGGATTGCTCTTCTGTTTTTAGGGTACAAAATGGTGAATACACAGATGTGTTTAGTATATCTGAAGCATCTGTAAATGAAATTTGCGACAATTTGTGCGACGCTTTAAATGATGATGACGATGTTAGGTTTGATATGACTGAAATGTTACATACTTGTATAAAATGTGGATCTAATTCGGTATTTAAGTCCAACGAAAATGAATTTAAATGTCCAGATTGCGGGTTTTCATGGGAGATTTTAGGTCGTGAGTAAATTAATTTCATTCGATGTTTCATCAGTTTCTACTGGGTGGGCAATTTTTGAAAATAAAAAATTAATTGATTTTGGTAAAATTATTATCGATAAAAAATATACTGTACAAGAACGGTTGTTTTATTTTAAAAAGAATATTGAATTTCTTTTAATCACATATTTGCCAAGTGTTGTTTTGGTTGAAGAAACATATTTACGAAATGTAATGACGTTAAAAACACTTGTTCAATTTATGACGATTGTTAATATAGTCTCTTTTGAAATATTACATTTGCCGTTAATTTTAATAAATCCTAATACTGTAAGAAGTTATTATAATGTTAAAACTAAAGAAGAAGCTTTTGATTATGTAAAAAATAGGTATAAAGCTAAGTTTAAAAAATATAATTTTAATAACGGGAATGATATAACCGATGCGGTTTTACAAGGTATATATTGGTTGGAAGGAAGAAATGATGAAGAGGATAAAAAGAGCAAGAAAAAAGATAAGAAAAGCATTAGAAAATGATCCTGGTTTAAAGTTGGGATATGTTAGTAATATTGCTATGCTTTTGTATGATAAGTATGGAATTAAAGATTATGATGGAAGAAATAAAGCTGCTGAAGATATATTAAATCTAATTTTTGGTGACTAATAGGGAGAAAAAAATGTCTAATGATTCAAAATATATTTTAGTGTCTGCTACTAGGTTAAGTAGTTATTTACAGTGTAAATGGAAATATTGGTGTAATTATGAGTTACATTTGCCACGAAAGCCAAATATCTCTTTTAAATTGGGGCTGGCAGTGCATGAATCTTTGGCTCTGGCAGGCGAAATTTGGCAGAAGAAGGGAAAACTTACTAAAAAAGATATAAACGATGTTATAGATAAATACAACCAGGTAGCTGCTCGCGAAGGTTTAGCTGACACTGTTATTTATAATGATGGTTTAAGTATGGTTAATAATCGTTTGAAAAATTTTGTTAATGGGACAATTGTAACAATAGAAGAAAAATTTAGGGTAACAACTAATGACGGTGTGATTTTAATCGGTGCTATGGATAAAGTCGAAGAATTAAATGAAGATACCTTATTAATAATTGATTATAAAACATCAAAGTATTTTGAAACGATGGACGAATTAAAAGCAGATATACAATTATCTATTTATGATGCTGCTGCGTCATTAAAATACCCTAATTATAAACGTATAATTTTATCGTTGGATTATCTTAGAGGCGAACCAGTTTATACTTATCGCACTTTGGAAGAGCGAGAAAATTTTCTGAAATATTTAACTGCGGTGTATAATGAAATGCTGCAGCTGAAAAAAGAAGATGCTAAACCCATGTTAAATCCAATGTGTAATTGGTGTGATTTTTGTGATAATTGTAGTGCTTATCAAGAGGCTTTTTCAACTAAAAGTTTTTTAAAGAAAAAACTAGACGATTATGATAATGATGAACTTGTGAAAGATTATTTAGATGTTAAAAATAGAAAACGTATTTTGGATAACAAAGAACGAGAAATGAGACAATTTATAATGCAGAAAATTAATGCTACTGGTGTGGATATTGTAGGAAATGGAAAACATTTGTATATTAGACAAAATGCTACAGTAAGTTATGATCCTGCTACGGTGTTTAATAATGTACCTATTGAAGAGTTTTTAAAAATGGTTTCTGTGTCTAAAAAGCAGCTCGATGAATATTTAGAAAAAAATCCAGCGGCGAGATCAAAAATTTTAGAATCAGCGACTAAAAATTATAGAGCGCCTTTTGTGGCGTATAGGACTATTAAATAGAGATTCGGAGGAGAAGGATGGCAAAGAAAAAAAGTAAATCAAAGGCAAAAAGTTCTAAGAATAGAGCGGTTAATAAAAAAATAAAAATTCTAGGGTATTGTGACAGTCCAACGTGCGCTACCGGTTTTGGAACAGTAAGTCGTAATATTTTTGAAGGCTTATATCGTACAGGGAAATATGATATAGATATTTTAGGAATAAATTATTGGGGTGATCCACATAATTTCCCTTATAGAATTTGGCCTACTGGTACAAATTCTCAAAAGGATCCTTACGGAAGACAAAAAGTTTTAAATATGATACCACAAATGGATTTTGATATTTTATTTTTCTTACAGGATAGCTTTATTCTTAATTTTATTCCTACATTAATACCACATTTAAAAAATAATCGATCTAAACCTTTTAAATCTATTTTATATTATCCAGTAGATTCTATTATTAAGCAAGAGTGGGCTGATAACATTGATCCAGCGGATTATTTAGTGGCTTATTCAGAGTTTGGAAAACAGGAGACTTTAAAAAGACTAGACAGAGATATAGAAGTTATTCCTCACGGTGTTAATACTGCGGAATTTTATCCTATAGCCAAAGATGAAATTATGGGGTTTAGAAAGCAGTATTTTGGAGCGGTGGCAGATCATTTTATTATTACAAATGTTAATAGAAATCAGCAACGTAAAGATTTACCGCGTACTATAATTGCGTTTAAAGAATTTAAGAAAGCTGTGCCTAATTCTGTGCTATATTTGCATTGTGCAATGAAAGATCAAGGATGGGATTTGCCAGAAGTATGTAAATCTTTTGGCCTAGATATTACACAGGATGTTATTTTTCCGAAGAATTTTGGTCCTAATCAGGGATACCCAAGAGAAGTACTAAACATGCTTTACAACGCGAGTGATGTAGTCATCAGTACAACTCTTGGAGAAGGTTTTGGCCTTT